GAAGTATTCTCGCCTAGTTCTGTAAGGGCATCGATAAGGCCAGTACCAATAATCTCAGAGGCATTAGCTGCGCCTACTGAAAGAATGGCCAACTGGCCTGAAAAAGTCTGTGCAGCAGCAGAGGCAGATCCAGCAAAGGTATCTGCTAACTGTGTTGTGATTTCCTCAAAAGATTTAGTCTTTAGATCAGCCTTTGTAAGTCCTACGCCTAAGCGAGTAAGTGCTGTGTTATTGCCTAGATAGGCACGACTCAAGGCTGTGGTTACTGCATTAACATCCTTGCCAGTTGAGGCCGAAATGTCTAAGGCTAGGTTTAGAAGTCTCTGGCTTTCAAAAGATGACTTAGTGGCTACCGCTAATCTTTGATAAGCAGGCCTCAAAAGGTCATCAAGGATTCCAAACTCAGTCTCTAGTCGATTGATGTATTGCTCTGTGCTTGCAGCATCTCTGGCTAATCCGACATTTTTTAAAGCCAGTGCTAATTGTGTCTGTGCCTTCTGGTCATCGGCTGCAGCTCTAACAGATGCCTTTGCATAATTGACAACGGCAGCAGTACCAAAAGCCAAACCTAAGTTTCTAGCAAGATTTTTGACACCCTTGCTTAGTTTTTCAGTTGCTGTTTCTGCTTGCTTAAACGCCTTTTTGCCAGTGAACTCCGTGGCAATTTGAATTGCTACATCTGCTGCGGATGCCATTATTTCGCCTTCAATGTGTAGTTTTCGAATTTGACTTTAGAATTTTCAATAGCCTTAATAACCGCTGCTTTAGTTTTTCCACCATCTTCTGCCCACGCTCTAAAAATTGCACGGCCTTTCATCTTACGAGAAGCACGACCTGCTTGACCTTGATCGCGAGAATAAGCATCAACAATTCTTCCTGTGCTATTCAATGCATCAATAAATTGTTGTCCGGCATTAGGGTTATTACTTCTAGATTGATCCTTAGATCCTGATCTAATTGTTTTGCCAAAATTAGGATGGTTGCGCAATTTAACTTCATAAGCTGGAGCCTGCGATCTGCCTTGAGGGTTTTTACGCCCAGCAGTTTCATACATAGCACCAGCGGCAGATGAATTAACAATACGAGCTAAAGACCGAAAACCTGATCGGTTTGGTTTTGATGGTGTTGCTTTAAATCCAATACCGCGCTTGGCGGCAGATGATGACCACTGAAGGCGATCCCATGATCCTTGACTTGGTTTAGCCCAGCCAGATAACGGAGCAGTAGAAGGAATGAACCCTCTAGCCTTTGCAGTAATTGGTTTTAATAAAGCACCCAATTCTTTCTGTGTTTCTTTAGCCAAGTCTGGAGCAAATTGCCTTAAAGCCTTGCGGAGTTCAACGGCGCCTTTTAATTGCGTTGGCATCTCTGATCTCCTTTGCTTCATCTTCAAGAACTCTGATTAAGTTCCTTAGCATTACTTCATCAAGCTCTAATAATTGTTGTGGCGCGATCCCGAGTCTGACACTTAACTTAGCAATCAGATAGGTGATCGAGTCGCGCCCTAAACCAAAGGGTCGTCTTCTAATACTTCGACCGAAGTCAAAGTCTCAATAAAGAGTTCTCCAAAAGGTTTAACGGTTTCACCCGACCTTCTAATACATTCCCAAGCAAGCCAATAGATAGAAGTCTGAGACTGATCTTCAATCAGAGATTTATGGAATCCCTTCTTAGCCCAGATCTCAAACCCGTACTGCACTAATGGAGTAATGGTGTATTCACCAACTGATCCATCTGTTCTTGTTACCTTTAGCTTTGCCATCGTTTGCCCCTTTGTTAGTTGTTTAGAATGTACCTGTAGTTGCTACTGCAATTGCTGAGTTAGCAGTAAATGTGATTGACTGTGTGCCAATGTCTCCAACAGCACCGTTGATGTCTGTTGTGTTATTGACTAGCAAGGATACAGTGTAGAGAGGGTTTGTAGCAGATACTGCTGTTCCCTTTTCCTGTAGGAATACACATGTAACAGTTGTTCCCCATGCGGCCTGTAGTGTTGCCAATACATTTGCTGAGGCTGTGTCATTTAGGAAGTCGATAGTTACTGTTGATGACTCTAAGCCCTTTACAAACTTATGTGATGAGTCACCCATTGCAGTTACTTCTAGCTCATCGAATACTCGGTTAATAGTTACTGCCGTTACATGGTCAGAAAGATCAACAGTGTTAATCTTCACGCCGACCTTGTTGTTTAGAAATACAGCCATGAGATTATTCCTCGTCTTTCTTAGTAGTTGCTGGCTTTGGTGATGCTGGTGTTACCTGTCCGATCTTGATCAGAAAGGCCTCGTTCTCTTTATCGTAATCGGACATTTTTAACTCCAACTTGTTAGAATTTGCAGTGACATCTCGCAGCTGAGTAGGTCACCCGAAGCAGCGTTGAGAATACTAGGTGCGCTTATTGCGCTTACATTATAGGTCAAAGATGATGCAGCGAGCTTAGCGAACACGCCACAGACTGCATCTTCTATACCGTTAAGATTGCCCTCATTGTCAAACAAAGGCACAGTAATAATAATCTTAAAGTTAGCCATTGGACTAATAGTTATGTGCTGGTTATTGCTAGGTGTCAAATAAGGATCATCTGGAGACACGATTACAGAGTTAGCAAGGACAGTTGCCGGTGGAAAGGCAAAAGTCTGCCATTTAGCGTTATCGACTAATGCTGTGGCTAATGTGGTGCGAAGGGTAGTGACTGCAACTGGCATTATCCCACCATCGAGCGAGGGTCTAGTGCGTGTGCGATCAATCCTCGCACCTTAGCGAGAAGCTGTGCGCTCATTCGATAAGGGCTTGGCTGGAAATCAATGGCATTAGAACCTGAGAGTGTAGCGGTTCTTGCTTGCCAGATTTCTACAGATACCATAAGTGCCGCTTGCTGGATTGCTGTATCGGTTGCCCAATCCACATAAGTAGTAGCTGTTACAACAGCAGGTGGGTTGAATGGATGATTAGCGTTATCAGAGGTGTGAGTGGTAGTTACTTTAATTGAATACTCACTTACACTTAAAATTGTTTTTGTTCCATTAAATCTAGAACCTGCCTTAGAGACAGTTACTTCTTGACCTACATAATAAACATCTAAAACTGGTACATCAAAAACTAAAGTTCCAACAGTTCCGACATTGGAATGAGAAACAGCAAAATTGTTATTGGCCCATAGCATAGGAAGGAGTACCGCATCCGCGGCATCTGCAACTTCTTGGAGCGTAGCGTCAGGATACAATGTGCCAACACCAAGTGTTGACCTTAATTCTGCGACTGTCGTGAGTGCCATTGTTATCCTTTCTAAAGACTCTAGGGGCCAGAGGGCTACTGGCCCCTAGAGCGACTTAGTGCGTTACTTATGCAACATTTAGCTTGCGGAAAGCTGCTGGGTAGCGATTAACTACACAAACAAATCCGCTGATGCCGATCTCAAGCTGTCCATTTGCAACGATGTTTGAACGAACCTGAAGTGTTCCTGATTCGTGGAATCGCATTGCATTTGTAGGATAAACAAGTGCGTGCTTAGCATTTGCATTGTCACCTGTGTAGTTTGCATCAACTACCAAGTTAAGTCCTGCGACTGTGCCATTTGTCGATCCCTGTGTGATAAGACCAGCAGCGTTCTGAGAAGCTGCTGCTGCGAATAGTGGACGGTTTGAACCATCTACTGCGCCTAGTAATCCTGCAAAGTCAATGCCGTCTTCTCCACCTGTTGTTGCAACCAAAAGGTTGTTAGGTGTTGCACGCATTACGCCGTAAGCATCTGAGATACCTGCTGCGATTGACTTGTAAATTGTTGATGAAGATGATCCTGCTGCTGCCTCTGCTGCAATCTTTGCTGCATAGTTATCTGTCTTCTGAGCATAGCTTGCTGCCAACTCGCGTAGATAAAGGTCTAGGAAAGATGGATCAGAGCGCAAAACTAATTCTTCATCGAGTACGCCAGCGCCGGCAAACTTGACAACAGTATCTTCTTGGAATGTGACCGCAGTATCTTGTGATGCATACTCTGCACCCTCTGCTGTCAATCCTACAATTGCCTGTGCCCCTAGCTTTGGCGTAAACACCTTCATGCCGTAGGCAGGCAAGGCTGCACGCTCAATGCTATCAATGAACGGGCGTGATGAGTCAATAATTCCAATAATGTCCTTAAGATAAACTGGTGGGACCATACCTGTGTTCTCTGCAACTGTTGCAACTTGTAGAGCTGCGATTAGATCGCGTGCATCTGCATCGCCGCGAGCTGCAAGGATTTGTGCCTTAGCGTATTGTCCTGCTGTTACATCTGTGTTGATGCGTGGTGCTGTGAAATAACTTGCTGAAACAGTAGGGCGAGCAGCTTCGACAGATGCAGCTTCTACTGATGGTGTTGCTTCGACTGCTGGAGTGGTTTCTTCCACGGCTGTCTCGCTTTCTGTAGTTTGATTTTCTTCAACAGGGATAACTTCCTCTGCTGCGATCTCTAGTATTTCTGCGCTTGCAAATGCAGGAACAGTTACTAAAGAAACTTCTTTTAATTTAGCCTGTGATACAACTGTGTACCCATCTTTTGAAGGCTTTGATGCAATAATCTCTGCACCAATACTTAAACCTGTAACCAATCCTTCTTGTGCCATGATAAGAGCATCTGAACCGGCTGTGCTACGGCTTAAACGGAAAACAGCGTAAATTCCATCTGGGCGAGTTTCTGATGAAATCATTTTGCCGATTGGCTTTTGTAAATTATGTTGTGACAATAAACGAATCTTTGAAGGATCTGTAATCTCAATAGAGTTAGCAGCAAATGTGTATTGTCCTAGATTTGTGCTACCGATTTCTCCAGTACCCATAGGTACGATCTTGCCGGAGATTTCGCGGCGTTCTTCTGAACACTCAATTGATGATGCTTCGATGTATAGTGTTTCCATTAGCTGCCATTCCCGTTAGGTGTTAGGTCTTCCATTTCCATTGCTTGCTCTGTTGTAATTAAACCGAGTGCAAGCATTTTCTCAAGAACTGCAAGTCTTTCCATTGGCTCAGTTCTCAAGAATGAATCATCTAAACTAAATTTGACATAATGTCCAGAAGTGCTGACATCATCCATGCTTAATCTTGACTCAATAGCAGAGACATAAGGTTGCAATGTAAAAGCAACCATTTGCTTGCGCTCATCTTGCACATTTGCATAAGTCATTGTGGTATTCATTGAAGCAGATACATAGTAAGGATCTACTGAGCAAAGTCTTGCGCACTCAGTAGCTAATCCTTGGATGGCGTCCTGATAGGCCATATCTTTTGGAGAAAATCCTGTTGTTTGATATTCAAGTGTAGAAGTTAAATATGCTGTGCCGTTATTTTGACGGGCGCGCTTCCATGCTGCTAACAATCCAGAAATTTCATTAGGTGGAAGATCGGCGCCTGTATTTTTTAAGAAACCTGTTGCTGATGGTGTTTCTAACGCGACACTTGCTGCTCTTTGTGCATCTAGTGCAGCTTTAATTGTTGAACCGCCAACAGCTAGGATTCCTTCATCTTTCTGAAAAGTTATTAAAGATCCTAAACCTGACATCGGCAAAGGTGCGCCGTCTAAGAAGTATTGAGTTACAAAGTTATTAACTGAGTCTGTGTTAAATGTAACGCGATTATTTGCAACCCATTGCGCGTTAGCCATTCTTCCATCTTCGAGATAGGTCTCAGTAATCTGCCAATAACTGACACCATACATGAGGAGACTGTCAAGCGTGAAGTAAATTGTTTCAAATCGTGGCTGTGCCTTAGATGGTTGCTCTACCCATCTAGGAGATGAAATTTTCTCGCCTGTTGATTTTTTGTAATACTCAAGTGGGATACTTGCAATAGTGCCACAGATTAAATCCCGGCATCTTTTGATTGAAGGTACTTGTAGAGCTTGAGCGCGTGTTACTTGTACTGGAAAGTAATTGCCATAAGTCAAGTAAGACTCGGACATGATTTGTGGAGCGTTTTGCGCTTCCATGATTTCAGACTTACGCGAGAAGATACCCATAGACATAAAGGATAGCATTTGTCAAGTAAATAGACAACACGCCGTGGGCGTGTCTAACTATAAATCTGAGGCTTAGGCTCTGGAAGCATTAACTTAGATACAACCATTGCGATTCCAATAATGGCTGAAATGTCGCCTGCTGACTTGCGTTTTACTATGCGCCATGCGGAATCGTTCAGCTTTGCGCTACAGTTGTTAAATTGTTGGATGAGTTCGGGCATCCCATTGTGAACGACCCTATGGTTCACCAATCCTTCAAGCAAGTCCCCACAGGCTTTATAGAACTGTTGGCCTGATACATCCTCGACTACAACGCCTGATTGCTTCAATCGATCGGCAATTGTTTGAGTTGCATACTTATCAAAGCAGACAAGTCTTGGATGATAGAGATCGCACCATGCTTTAATACTGGCAGCCATCTTTAATTCATCGATTGCCATTTGAGAGCTATAAGTCTCTAAGATCCCGATACCAATCCGCCCATCTGGGAGAAGTTGGCCTGCTACTAAGCTCCCGTGTCTTTTTGACGGACTGGTATCGAAACCAAATACAGTATAAGCCCCAGGAGACATTTCTAGGGTGTTATCCGAAGTTTCTTCTAGGATTCCATGTGGCCACGGCGATTGCAAGCTGTCAATCCACTGGCACAGCGTTTCTGTGCGTGTCTGCTCAATAGGGTTGGTTGCAATCGCTTCTTCAATTGATTCTTTAGTAATTGTAAAGCCTAATGCTGGATTACTAGGTGCTACAGCCGTTCTCCAGAAAGAATCAGAGCTAATATCTATCTTGCAATACTGTGGCGCAGAATACTCATAGTAGCCATAAGTCTCAGGTGGATAATCCTTTGCGCGCTCGACCAGATTATTCAGTACGCTGCTAAAATGGTCTCCAGCATTACTGGTCAGGAATGTCTGTGCATTTGCTCTGGCTCTAGTTACTGGCACAGCAGCTTTGTAGCCATCTTCTGAGATCTCTCGTATTTCATCGATCCAAAGAAAATCGGCGGTGCGACCTCTGGGAGACGAACTATTGTCAGAGATAACATCTAGGGTGGCTCCATTAAGCAATTCTATTCTTTCGCCACCATTAGCGTATCTAATCGCTTTAGTCATGGCTTTTAGCTCTGGAGTTGATTCAATAGTCCAAGCGATCTCACGAAACAGCATAAGAGAGGTTGCTCTGTTAGCAGACATGATTATTATCTTCTTTTCGCCACCATAGAACATTCCCCAGATTACTCTGACTCTACCCAGAAAACTTTTGCCATTCTGTCTCGAAATTAAGAGCAGGGCGGTCTTGATCCTGTATTGATTCTTCTTATCAACCATAAGCATCTGATTGAGGACATGCTTTTGATAAGGCATAAGCGGATCCATCTTTAGCCGCTCAATCATCTCTAAAACTTCACTAGCTCTAGATTTACCTTTGAGAATAGGACTGTGAACCCTCGGTTCGGTTGCCCCTCGTAGCGGTAGTTTCCTTTTGGGTTTTTCTGTCATTGAATCGGATCAGGTCTGAGCGTAAAAGGACTGTTCGCCGGTTGCTCCGACTGCATCGGGGATATACGGGATGA